TAGTGAGTTGTTAAAGTTTTAGTTGTCTCAGTTCCTGTGGATGATCTGATAATTACTACTAAATCTGTGTCCGCAAAAATTTTGAAATTGTAGGCAAAGGTTGTAGTTGAACCATTACCATTGTGAGATGATTTTATTATCGTTGTAGATACTGTCATAGTTACCCTATATTATTTTTTCTTAGCATTTTCAAGAAGTGTTAATCCTTGTTGAGCAAAATTAATCATGTATTTATATAGATCATCAATCAGCTCTCTCTTCTCATCTGGCGTTGGTTTTTTGCCATTTGGGAACTTTTTTAAGTTATATATAGCTCTGATTTGTTTGTCCAAATCTTTTATTGATTGTCTATATTTTACTAATAAGGTTTCATCAAGGTTTAAAGTTTCTTTTAATTTTCTGTATTCCTCAAAATCACCATTTTTTCTAGCAAAATCCATACCATTTAGAATAGTATCTACCTTCTCATATTCTTCAAAAAATCTAACTATAGACTTTGCAGAATATCCCGGTACATCTCTGACATCAAAAGCTCTTACCACTGGTATCTTAGATAGAGTATCTGTTGGTTTTATAGGATCATCAATAATTTCACCTTTTACCAAAACATAGTCTAATGTATCAATAATATATCTACCTATACCACCTGTCCACGATCTAAATACATTCTCAGCATGAATAGGATTTGTTGCAAAGAAACTATCATCACCAACTAAATCATTTAATAATTTTGAAACTAACTTAAATGTTTCTGATGTGTATTCAGTATAATAAAACTTGTTAGGTAAATTTTTATCTAAAGATTTTGGAATCATAGGTGCATCTCTAAAGAAACTATAGTTCATGAAATTTTCTGCAAAAGGTCTAACTGCAGTAGGTATAGGATAAAAACCTTTAGCATTACTAACTAAAAAATCTTTAGCAAATCTTGCAAATTCTTGAGGTTCATTTGTTCTTACCCAATCTAAAGTTTTTTCAACCATTGAAGATACAAGAGTTCCAACTTCAAAAGGTTTTGGAAATCTATAAGGTTTATCTCCTATCTTAAAATAATAATATGCTTGTTTCAACCAATCAGGTTGTTCTTTGTAATCAGGATCATCTTTGTTTAACATATAAAAACCTAGTGTTGGAATAACAACATAAGCACCAATCATAGCTGTAGTTCTTCCCGGTTGATCTCTAAAGGCTTCGTATAATCTTGTTAAACCTTGAACCCTTGCGTTCCAAAATGGAACAAGTCTATTTATATTATTTCCTAATGTTCCTCTTTTTGCATAATCTAATAGATTTCTAGCTTCAAACCCAGCTCTTTCAAGAGCTTGTCTTTCTGTTAATCCTTTGTCGATTGCTTTTCTATATGTTTTTTCAAATATTCTAAATCTTGTCATCTCTTCTGATAATCTAGTTAAGGCTCTAAATGGAGCTAGCATACCTCTGTCTGCATTTCTAACTGGTCCTTTAGAAAGAATATCGTAAACTTTACCATCAAATAAATTAGGTCTATCAACAGCAAGAAGTGTAGATTGCATACCACCAGATTTTACATATTTATTATACATATCTTGTGCTTTCTTACTTCTACCTCTAGTAATAATATTAAACATACCAATCAAAGAATCTTGTATTGGAACAAATCCAACTTTATTTAAGAAACTAGCTTGCATTGTATCTCTAAAAAAGTTTGGTACAGCAAAGTCAGGAATTAAAATTGCACCAGCTCTAAGAGTTCTAGCAGGAGCTCCTAAATAATTAAATAACATATTAGCACCTTGTTGATCTAAAGTTTTGAAAGCATTAACTAAATCTTTACCTACACTCCATGTTTCTAATTTACCATCTCTTCTAATTGATAATAATTCTGATTTAGGTAAATTTGTTTTTATTGGATTTACTTTTTCTATAAAAGGAAATAAGTTTGAATCTTTTTTTTTAGCTTCAACTATTTTATCTATAAACTGTACTTTAACATTATTTCTTTCAACTAAATTAACTATAGTATTTGTATTTTTAACCATCTGTTCTAATGGAGGAAATACTCTTAACTTAGAACCTTTTATTTCTTTTAAAGGATTTGCACTACTTCCCTCAACAGCTACAACTTTTCCATCTTTACCAATTAATTCTCTTGCATAAGTAACATAATTTTTGTTTGCTTCTGTCATAGCAGTAAACGCTTCAGCAGTTATAAAACCACCATCTTTTGCATATTCTAAAAGTTCTCTTTGATAAATGTCAGTTTTTTTTGCAATTTGTTCAAATTGAAACTTATATTGTTTAATAAAATCTTTTGCAGTTTGAATATTAAATCCTGTTTCTATTCCTCTATTATTCAATTCTACAGCTCTTCTATTCATTAAATAAGTTTCAAATAATTGAGTTTCAGTTTTACCTTTATCAATAACATCCTTTACAACTTCTTTTAAACCTGCACCTCTATCATTTAAGTTTTTAAAATTAATTGTTTTATTCTCTATAAAATAAGCTGCTCTGTTTGGTATTCCTTCTAAAACTCTAGCTTGTTCATATATATTTAATTTTTCTATTCCTGTTTTTGTATTAACACCTGCTTCTCTAAGAGCTTCTAGTATTGGATATTTATTATCTATACCTTCTATGATAGCTTTCTTTTTAACTTTAGAACCCATTTCTTTTAATCTTTCAGCAGTTAATATTTCTACTTTTGGTTTGAATACAATATTTTCTGATGCTTTATTTGCTAAATCATCTTTGAATAATGTTTCGGGTTGTTTAGCTTCAACTTTCTTTTCAACTGTTTTTCTATCAAGTAAACCTTTGTAAGCTCTAACATAGCTTCTTGATGATACATCTTCTAATATTGTTTTATTACCTATTGAATCTTTAAACACTTGATTAGGTTTTTTTCCTGTATCAACAAATATTTTTTTAGTTCTATCTTCCATTGTTTTTCTTGGCTGAACTAAACCTAGTCCACCAAATAAAACAGCAGAATAACTAAACTCTTTTAGACTTGGTAACTGTCCATTTAATGCAGCACCGACACCTTCAAAGGCTGTAAGCTGTGATGCTACTCTTGTTAAATATTGATCTGCTAATTTACCTACTCCCGGTATTCTAAGTTGTGGTGCAACTGCTGTAGCTGCAAATACTGTACCTTGTTTAACACCTTCTTTGATACCTTCTTGTAAAAAATTTTTTAATATTTCAACTGGTTGTCCATAAGATTGCTGTTCTAATCCTTTTAATATAGTTGCTCTAGCAGCACCCGGTATTGCTCCTGCAGTAAACGCACCTGATATTGGATTACCACCACCTGCAAAATAACTAGCTCCATAAATAGGAAGTTCAGCACCAAGTGTTAATCCTCTTTCTAATAAACCTTCAAACCAAGTATAATCTTCTGGTTCTTCTTCTGTAAAAGCCTCTGGCAAACCTTTTTCTGTAGATAATCTATAAGTCATGTCATACAAAGTTTTACCCCAACCTCTTTTTAATATTGCATCACCATCAAAATTTTTACCTACAAGTATTTCTTTCATAGATTTTTGATCTCCCATTTCTTGCATAGAATCGTAAAGCATTTGATCGTCTGGTCCAACTATTTCTGATTGCATAGTTTCTTCTTGTATTTCTTTACTAATATCTTGAAAATATTTTATAAAAGGTTCGTTGTTTGATTTAACTCCAAACTCTTCTTGTATTTCTTGATTATTAAATCCTGCAGATTTTAACTCTAATACTTTTTCTTTTTTCCAATCTGCTATTTCTTTTTGAGTGAAACCAGCTTCATTGTATTTTATTTCTTTTTCTGCAAGACTAGTCATTATGGGGAAGCATCCTTACCTATGTCAATACCACCACTTATTCTTAACTCATACTCTTTGATAGTTTCACCTGCTTTTCTTTGAGGTGTATCTGTTTTTATTTCTAAAGTATTTACCATATTATCTATAAGACTATTTAAGTCTGCAGTTTTTGGTAAATAACCTTTTATATCTTTTGCTATATAATTTTCTGAAGTAGCATCAAATAAATCTTGAGCAGGAATGTTTCTTGATAATCCTGACAAATATCTTCTATATAATTCTTGTCTTAATTCACTTGCTCTTGAATTATATTCTTTGTCAAAAAAACTTAAAAAAGTATTACCTTGTAATAAAGGTGTAATACCTTCAAAGTATTGTAAAAATTTTTGATCTTGTTTTTTAAATGTACTATTATTACTTCTTGTTATTATTGTTTGTAGAAATTGAGCATCTTTATCATTGATATTACCATCTCCTAATCTTTCTAATATACTTTTACTTTCTGTTTCTCCTGTTAATAGAAATTTTGTTTTAGTATTTGTTATTTCACCTGATTGTATTTTTTGAATGACATCAGAGTTTGTATTATAATTAGTATCAAAGCTAAATTCATTTTTAATAACCTTATCATTAACTAATTCTAATTGATTATCAAATTCCTCATCACCTGTTTTTAGAGCTTGCATATCTTCTGGTTTGACACCAAAAAAATCTTGTTCACCAAATTTTTCTAAATACTTATCACCAATATCAATTAAACTCATATCAAGAGATGCTTGAACAGTTTTTTGTTGTAGTTCAGAAAGAGTACCCATCTCTCTTACTAATTTAGTTCTTTCTTCACCTTTTATATTAGGAAAATTATTTTCCTTACTTAAAAGTAAAAATGCTCTTGCAGCATTTTTTGTACCTATTTCTCTTACTTGAGTTTCTTCTACTAATGATGGTAATTTTTCTTTGAATAAATTAAAATCAGTTTCACTAGCTAATCCATCATTTACTAAAGATTGGTATTGATCCACAGAGTAATTATAAATAGTTTGAAAATCAAAAGGATTATCGCCATCAACTAATACAGATATTTTATCTTGAACATTTTTTAAAACTTGATTGGTTCTTGTTGAAACCATATTTGATCTAGTTTTTTTTAAAATATTAGATGTGTATGAAGGTTTGCTAGCTGATATATTTATTTGAAAATATCTTTGAATATAATTATTTCCTGCTTGATTTTTATATTTATCAACTATTGATTTATAACCATTTTCAAATTTTGATATTCCTTTTTCTGGTGTTGATTCTAATTTTGATTTTTCTTCTAATTCATATAATTCTTGTTTAGCTTGTGCAATAAGTTCTCCACCTTCAACTTTATTTGATATTTCTTTTTCTTTTATATAATAGTTCGTAACATCTTGTGCTGCTGGTAATAAAGCTCCAGCTAAAGTATCTTTAGGTGAAACTTGTAAACTAGATTTTACAGCTCCTACTTCTGCAGTAGGTAAAAGATCAGATTCAAATGTTGGTATCTTTGGCATTAAATTAATCCTACTTGTTTCATATTAAGTAAGCTAGTTCCAGCTTGAGAAATATATCCAAGTGCTTCAAGATTTGCTCTTCTTCTAGCAAGTGTTCCTGATATTGTAGCAAAAGCAGCTTCTTCTAATTTTTTAGCTTCAGCAACTTGACCATTATATTCAATAACATTTCTTTGTAATTCAGCTTGCTCTGCATTAGATTGTAAAATTTTTAAAGCAGTACCAGATAACTCTACTCCTGATTTTAATAAACCAACTCTTGTTCTTGATTGTAATTTTTCAAAACTTTGATTAAATTTATTTAAGTTATATGTTGTAAGTTTTTTTTGAGCTGTTGCCTCTTGTAAAGCAATAGAGGCATTTCTCATTGCAACTCCTTGATTAAAAGCACCTATGGCACTTGCTTGTCTAGCTGCAACTAAAGAAGTAGCTGTTGTTGCAAAAGGTAAAGCTGCACTCATTAAAATATCCTCGCATATCTGTATTGGTCTGTTCCATCAAAACCAAACTTTTTCATTAAACCCTCATTCTCTAAACCTAACCACTCTGCAAATCTTTGACCTTGTTTAAAATCTTTTCTGATTGCAGTTTGAACTCTGACAATATTATTTTTTTTAGCAACCCTTGCAAAATCTTTTCTAATAGCTTTTGCAACACTTAATGGATAATCCCAAACATCTTGAGTTGCTATGACCCAACCTTCTGCTACTTGACCCCATACCATTTTCATGCCTGCAGCAAAAATAGGTTTCTTACCAACTAAACCAGTAAATGCTAAATGATCTTGCTCTAAGTTTTTAGCATTACCTTCTATATTAATATAATGTCTGTCTGCCTCTAATACTTTATGATTCATTTGACAGGATAATATAAACTGTCCATGTTCTGCAGTATAAGGCACAATATGTAGTATGTTATCCATCATTTGTTACTAGCCTTGGGTATACCGATAAAACAGTTAAAGGTAAAGGTTGAGTTTGCCTTACCACTATAAAACCATCTGTATCGTAGTTTCCTCTAAATTCAACTTCTTTATCACCTGTGAATGGTGCAATACCTTCGTTCATAGGATTAGCAGATGATCTGAATGGTATTCTTTCCATGTGATCTAAGTCTGGTCCTACCTCTACACCAACAGTTTCAAATAATCTTAGAGTTATTTCATATATTCTTTTAGTTTTACCTTGTGATGTTCCATTCTGTGAACCAGCATCTATTCTCATTGTTTGAAGTAAAGAAGTGTAAGCTAAACCTACTTTAACTTTCTTAGCTGCTCTATCCAAACTAATCGCACCCGAACTAACAGTTTTTGTTGGGTGCGTTGCACCATCTGCCAATATCGAAACTGTTTGTCCTTCAAGATGAGTTAGACCTGATAATGTTTCAACTACTTGATCTACTGTATCACCCGATGTATGTGCTGCTGCAGTAGTTAAGTTTTCACCTCTTGTACATCCCGTAAGATCATTTGATGATTTACCTGTATACTTAATAATTTCTTTATTTATTTTTATTTTACCCGCACTGTTAAAAGAACTGGCATCAGTTAAAGTAATTGTAGTTGCTGAGTTTGTAATATCTCCATTGAGTGTTGTTGAAACACCATCGTAGTTTAATTGACTATCTAAATAATTAAATGAAGTGTTATCTGTTTCTGTAAAATCAAATGTATTTAAAACTTCTACATATCTTTTTGTTGCACCATTAATCGTTCTTTTAATAATTACATAAACTTCATACTCATCTAAGTCTGTAGGAATAACTGCAACACTTTCACAAACTGCATTACCAGTTCCAAAAGAACCACCGAATATATGTCTATGCCAAGCAACTACTTGTTGATCTCTTTGATATGTAAGTGCCACTAATTCGCCATCTTCTCTTACAGCATAAATAATAGATAAAGGTTCTTCTTGATATGCCATTTGTGTAATACCACCTTGTGTAATGTGTTCGGCAAGGATTGTAAGATCAGGTGCTACATAACCATCTACATCAAAGTTGTAAGCTAGTTCTCTTATTTTTCTTTTAGCTCTTTGTAAAAATAATGTTGCGTTAGCTACTGGTACAGCATCTACGTT